ATGGACAAACTAGGTAGCTGGGCAAACTTTTCTGGAACGTTCGTTGAAAGCACTGGCCAGTATTCTTCGAATCTTGTCAACACTGAGTACCTAAAAGAAAAAATGTCTGACATCGTATTTATCCGTACGCACCATAGTAAAGACGTAACTGCCGCATTACCACACGATAGACATTTTACTTTCGGTATCGAAATGACGAAAGAGCAGAAGAGATTGTACAAAGTTGTTGCAGAGGAAATCGAGGGCGAAATTGAACGCCTAGAAAAAATGGGTGTGCGTGCTGGTTCTCCTGCTGTCATCGCGAAACTTAAGAAACTTGAAAGTGTTGCACTTGATCCCGATATCCTGCAGGAAGATGCTTCTAAAATCGATATGAATAAGCTTTCTCCGAAGGAAGAATGGGTAGTCGATATGATTGAGCAACACTTCCTAGGTGACGATGCTGACGGGTTTGTAGTCTTCTCGAATATGAAATTGCCGATTGCGAAGATGGCACAAGGCTTAAAGAATCGCGGTTTTGCTGATTCTGAAATCGCTTATATTATGGGCGGTGTGAGTCCTGAAAAACGTACCGAAGTTTCAAACCGTTTAGAGCGTGGTGAAGTGAAAGTTGTATTCTGTACAAGCGCTGCAGAGGAGGGAGTCAATCTTCAGAAGGGTGCTTCTAACCTTATCCACTTTGATACTGACTGGACTCCTAAATCGATTACTCAACGCGAAGGACGTGTGCTTCGTCAAGGTAGTACGAGTGAAGTGTGTAACTTCTTTTCTCCTATCGTAACGAATACGGTTGAAGACTTAAAGAGAGCGAAAGTTGGAATTAAAGTTGAGGTTATTGAAGAGCTACTTGGAAATGGAACGACTGGCTCTGTGAAAAATAACATTACGGCTGACCAGAGAATCGCTAGTGGAAGCTTAACATTCGATGATATCCGTGGTATGATAGGTACTGACGTCTGAGTTTTGTTTCTCAGGCGTTTTTCTTTGTCTTAATATAAAGTTACCCCTTTCCAGCTTAAATTAGTTGTAGAGCCAGCCAAGAGCTGAGAATGGTCAGAAAGAGGGTAATCCTTTTGGAAGAAGAAAAAGTAAAGCTTTACATGACAAGCGGAACGATTTTATACCGTCCGGGCAATGAACAAGTAACACGATCCCAAATCAACTCTTCTAACGCAAGAGGAGCTGCTGTTGCTTCAGCGTATTTGGACGAAGCTTGTACACAGCATGTTCAGGTAGCTCTAGCCAATATTGAATATTTCCACGGTATTTAAGCCCTGTCGTTGACAGGGTATTTTTTATGTACAGAGTGACAAGAACTTTTTTACCCCGTAATGAAGTACATGTAAATATATAATATATATAATACTTGTATATGTATGTATAATACAATATGTTACATACATGTTCAATTCAATTACTTCGTAATTGAAGGCTACGCCTGTACAACGATTTTATTGTTCAGATAGGAAATAGATTATCTACTGAATACGAGAGTTAAAGGTTAAGCTATACTGTCCAATGAGAAATGCGAGAGTATACTTATTCACTCGTTTAATCGTATTCGGGTTTAAATACCTCCTAAAGCCTAAAAAAGCCCTTAAAACGAATCTGAGAGCTTTAAAGAAATAATTACCTTAAAACTCGTATAAAGGTATCTAGACGATATTCTGAGATTATTGGTATAACTTACTAGGAGGTTGATGTTCAATGGCAAGTTTAGAAGGCTTGAATCCTAAAGTTCGTCAGATGACTGAGGAGCTTATTAAGCGTTGCGCAGAAAAAGGAATTAAAATCATCATCACTCAAGGTTTGAGAACTATCGCTGAGCAGAACGCCCTATATGCTCAGGGACGTACAAAACCAGGACAAATCGTAACAAACGCGAAGGGTGGTACATCTTACCACAACTACGGACTAGCTGTAGACTTCTGTTTGTTGCTACCGAACGGCTCTGCTAGCTGGAGTATGACGACTGACACGAATAAAGACGGTATTAAAGACTGGGGACAAGTTGCCCAAATTGGTAAAGCTCTAGGCTTCGAATGGGGCGGTGACTGGAAATCTTTCAAAGACTATCCTCACTTCCAGTACACTTACGGATTGTCTATCTCTCAACTTAAAGCCGGTAAACGCCCACCTACAAGCGTTGTGAATACTGGTAAAACGGTTGAGGAGTCAACTAAGTCTCCTACTTCTTTACGTAAAGGCGACAAAGGGTTTGCGGTTTCTGAGTTACAGAAGAAGCTTATCCTTGTTGGTGAGAAATTACCACGCTTTGGTGCTGACGGTGGTTTCGGAGACGAAACAGTTACAGCGGTTAAAGCATTCCAAGCGCGTGCTAAATTAGTGGTTGACGGAATCGTTGGTGAAGCTACTCAAACGGCTCTTCAAAAAGCTATCGATGAGCTTCAAAAGAAAAACGCTCCAGCAAAACCAAACCTTATTGTACCATATCCTGGCAAGCTAGTTAAGGTTGGTTCAACTGGAATCGACGTTGCGCGTGTACAACGAGCTGTTGGTGTAACTCCGGATGAGAAGTTCGGTCCTGCTACAGAAAAGGCTGTTAAAGCTTATCAAGCTAAACACAACCTTGACGCTGACGGTATCGTTGGAGAGAAAACTTGGAACATGATGTTCTAAGGAGGTGAGAACTATGAAATTGACAGCAGGTACTATCACACGTACTATTCTATTAGTCGTTGCGTTGGTTAACCAATTCTTAACGGCTAAAGGATATTCACCTATCGACGGTCAGCAAACAGCTGACTTCGTTGCGTTCATCATTACGGGCGTGACAGCTGCCTTAGCTTGGTGGAAGGATAACGCGTTTACTCAAAAGGCGCGTGCCCGTAAAGCATTAGCGAAAGCAGAAAAGAAAGCTAAGTAAGACAAGGGAGGGCGAAAGCTCTCCTTTTTATTTTGGGAAAATAGGAATCATTTTACCTCTCTTGAATAGAATATGTTGTAATCTACTTTAGGAGGGATTCTTATGAGTAAAGGTAAAGCTTGTAGAATTGCGAGAGAACTAGCGGAAGAGAACGGTGGAAAGCCAAGCGACTATATGACAGAAGCGTGGGAAATCGTAAAAGCGAGTGACGAGAAACCTCGAAAGCGCCAGCAGACTCAGAGCCGAGCGAGAAGCGTTGTTGAATCCAGTAGCCGAAAACGTGGAACATCGAAACGTAAAAAGAACCACATGCCATCGAGCGAAGAGATTATTGACAAGGGGCTTGCGAGTTTAGGCGTGTGGGGGCAGGTTATAAAGGTTGCTGGCAGTCTCTCGTTGAAAACGGTTAAATACGCGAACAATAAGAAAAAGAGCGTTGTAAAGAAAACTGGAAGTAACATGAACTTCACGAAAGCTCCGAAAGACAGTCCTGGTGATGTTTTTGGTGGTCTACTAAAGGTGACATCGAAAAGCCCTGATAAAATCGAAGTTCCCGAATCCCTCAAAAAGTACGTCAAAGATACCTTCCGTTTTAAATAAATCCTGTACAGACAAGAGTAAAAAATGATATGGGCTCCTTTTGTTAGGTGATTAATGCTAACGAGAGGGGTTTTTATTGTGCCGGAAGGTGTGGAAGTGAAAATTGTTAAAGAAGGATTAGAGAAGTCATTAGTGGGTGACACAATTATGCAGGTCATCTTTGATGATAGAGGAGAAAAGATTGCGAGACCACTTTCTGAAGAAGAGCTTGGTGAAGCGGTGGTTGGAAAAGAAATAACGAGCTTTAACCGAATTGGAAAGTATATCATCTTTAATTTCGATGATGGAACGATAATGACATCCCACCTAGCGATGACGGGGCGATGGTTAATCGATGTACCGGCTACGCATGGTCTGACTCACACAAGGGTGATGTTCGTGATGAAGTCAGGTAAAATCGTGCGATACTCCGATGTGCGATTATTTGGAAGAATCCGAATTGAGGATGACCTCGAAAAAGATTACTACAACAAAGGGATCGATGTGCTTGACGCTACAGAAGATGAGATTTACGAGAAGTTGTTGGTGGTTCGTAAACGTCGTGGTGAGAACGCTATCAAGAAGCTACTCTTGAACCAGCGATTGTTCTGTGGTCTAGGTAACGTGTATTCTATCGAGGTACTTTTTGACATGAAGATTAATCCGTTCAAAAAGATTAATCAACTAAGTGACGAAACGTTGAAGCTTATGGCGTTTACGATTAAGAGTATCACGCAAGCCGGTTATGAAGCTGGCGGATTGTCTCTTAAAGATTACGTGCATGTTGATGGCTCAAAAGGTAGCGCGCAAGACCTTCTGCAGATTTATCAGAAGAAAGAATGCCCTGTTTGTGGAGGTGAGGTGTCAAAAGTAACGCGTATCGACAAACGACCTACTCACTACTGTAAAACATGTCAAAATATAGAAAACAAGTAAGCTTTCGATATTTATAGTAGGGTGACAAGATGAACACATTTTACCTAATCGTAACGATGGTTATTATTGTTATCCTGCTTTTCATACTTAACGTTGTGGGGTGAAAGCATGGTTGAAGTCTGCGGTAGTTGTAAAAAGCAAAAGCCGAAATGCGAGTGCGTTAAAAAGGCTGATTCTTCGCATAACGACCTTCAAAAGAATATAAGCAATTTTGACTTACGCAAATAGGAGGAATTTAAATGGCGGAATTAAAGAGCATGAAGGGTGAGGAAGGAAAATACACTTTTCTTAAATGGAATGGGTCATATGGATCAGAAGCAAATTTTGTTGTAAGAGAAAATGCAACGGGTAAACAATCTTACTTCACTCCTGATAACGTAAAAGACGTTGCTTTTGTTGACGCGGATTTAACAAAAGACCCGTTAGTAAAGTCGTGGGATACGTTCGGGAATGAAACGATTGATGACCTGAACGATGTAGTTTTTTAAGCTTTCTTAACTTAACCAGATATTACTAGTAAAAGGGTACGGTTTACACTGTACCTTTTCAATCACACTAATCGAATGGGGTTGTCCTTATGCCGTTACCAGAGCACAATTTATTCTATGGACTACGTAAAGAAGCTACTGATGAGCAACTTTATTTAGCTGATTCTATTATTGACTACAACGTGGTTTTCTCAAATTCAGAAGCTGGAACAGGTAAAACAACATGGGCTACAGCAGCACTTTACTACTTATACGAACAAAAGAAAATCGACAAAATTTACTATATTGTTTCACCTGTTGAGGAAGACAAAATGGGATTCCGTCCAGGAACTCAAGTGGAAAAGGAATCTGACTATGCACACCCTTTACATGATGCGCTAGCGAAAATTGGACTCCAACCCGACAAAGCTCTGGACGAAAAGTATGGTTGTTTCGAAATGGCAACTCACGTTTTCTTACGTGGGCGTAACCTAGAGCGTTGTGGCATCATACTAGACGAGTCCCAGAATTATACAGTGCCTGAGTTAAAGAAAACGATTACACGTGTCCATGATAACTGTCACTTAGTCGTAATGGGACATACTGGGCAAATCGACCTTAAAAATAAAGCAAAATCTGGTTTCGCAAAAGCTATCGAGCACTTTGGTAAACTAGAAAACCGCGTGCGAATCTGCCCGTTAACGAAGAACTTCCGTGGCTGGATTTCACAGCATGCTGATAAGCTAGAGGACTAAGGGGGATAATATGTCTGAACTTTGGAACTTCGCGAAGAACGTTGCGCAAGCAGAGGGAAGAAGGCAGGATTGGGTCTACATTGTAGACCTTTTCAAATCTTCAGGTGGAACAGATATGATGATGGAAATTTACGGTGAACGTGGACGTTTCGAGGTACTAGGCGAAACGACAAACGGGAACGTCTTAATAGGAGACAAGCAGGGAACGGTTTCAGTTATTCAAAAGAGTGAAATGAAATCTTTCCGTAAGAAGTTTCACAAGATAGAAGTTGACGCAAATAACATCGTTCGAAAGTCTCTTCACGTAGAAGGAAAGACGGAAGAAGTGTTATTGTATATAAACGCAGTGAGGTGAAAAGATGAAAAAGCTTAAGATTGCACATAACATGAACGATGTCGAATTAGAAGAAGCGTTGGAGAAAGCCCTGAAAGGCATAAATAAGCGCGTTGAAACGTCTGATGCGGCTTTACCCTCTAAACTGTCAGAAGAGCTGAGAGAGGAAGCTTTCAGCGTTTTCGCGAGGGTTTCTAACAACATGCTACGAGAAATTAGTGAAGTCATAAATAGAAAGGGTGACTAATTTGATTCTGGACGAAAAACAACTAAAGGAAATCGCACAAATCATAGACTCTCATGTGGGGGTCTTACTTTATGCAATGAATGGTAGTACACAGCCTAGTAAAGAGCTTTTAAAGAAACTTGGACTTCCTGAGAATGCCCCTTCTTTCGTAAAGAACTCATTTATCCTTGGTAAAATCGCACAGATGATGGGTGATGAAGAGGTTAAAGACTTAACGTATGACGAGCTGAAACGTAAAGCACGTGAGTATTCTTTATCGAAGCTAGAACGGAACTCTATTCGCTACGCTGAGCATCATGCCGCACAGTACGTAACCGCGCTTGGACATAAGATGTCTAAAACGGTAAATACTAACGTAGCACGAGCGAGTAAAGCGGTGGATTTAAAGGTTGTACAACGTAACATGATTAAAGACGCAGTAAAGCAAGCTATCTTGAATCAAGAGACGCGTGGAAAGCTAGCGAGTGAACTTTATCACGAGTTAGAAGACTGGAACCGCGATTGGAAACGAGTAGCTAACACCGAGCTGTGGAACGCAAGATTGTCAGGGGAAGTAACGTCGATTCTACAAGGCGATACGATTCACCAAAATACTGACGGTGGAGAAACAAAGGTATTTAGAAGACCAGCTCCAGATGCGTGTAAACATTGTCAACGTCTTTACTTAGAAGATGATGGAGTCACACCAAAGATATTCAAGTTGAGTGAGCTTATCGCTAATGGAGACAACTATGGACGAAAGACAGCCGATTGGAAACCGACTACAGCGACGACACACCCGAACTGTACATGCCCGATTGCTGTTGTCCCAGATGGGTTTGGTTTTGATGAGCACGGAAATTTAGAATTTATGGAATAGGAGAGAGCTAAATGGCTAAAGTTACGCACGTAAATATTATGAACGATAACGACCAAGTATACTGTCATAAGGTTAAGAAGGTAGTTGAGTTCAGCGAGTTACACCAAAAGTTTCATTGTGAGAACTGCCCGATGTTTGCTGGAACAGCACAGGGTCAAGGGGTTGACTGCGTTTGGGATGATCCTCGTAAGGTATCTAATCCCCACATGGTAACGAATCCGAAAGTTGAAAAAGACTACGTAGCAACGGCTGAAGCAGTTGCGAAGCGTAAGTAAGGGGGAATAAATCATGGCAGCAAGAAATGGATTAGTACCCGTTCAGCGTACCGTAACACGTCACGGGGTAACGTTTCAAACTACAGTTTGGATTAAACCGAAACATTCTAACAGCGTACAGCATGGCTCGCACGTACAGATACCGACTTGGAATTTTAGCTCGTCAGCTGATTTAAAGAATGAGGTTGACCGAATTAATAAAGTGAAAGACCGTTCTGAACGTCGTATTCTGAAAGAGAACTTACTTGACCACATCGAAAACCACATGGGTGTTAAGTGGCAAAAGGTAGCGGATAATGAAGACCGTGCGTTTGCGAGAAATACGATGAAAGCTCTTTCAGCTGCAAAGAAGCACTTAGATAGTCAACCGGCTAAACCAGCCCAACCTGCCCCTTCTCAACCGGCTCAGCAGACAACGTCAGCTCCTGCTGGTAACGGTAAAATGGGTATCACGAAAAAACCAGGAAAAGGCTATATCATGGACAGAGATACATCGAAGAAAATGGCTCGTGATTTCCGTGACCAACATGGTATGGACAACGTAGTTCAGATGTTAAAGGATAATGGTATCACATGGAACGAAGTACCTGATGCAGGTCCGAATAACATGCGTGCGTTACGCGCGTTAGCGAGCTTTATGCGTAAGGGTGGAGAACTTGGAGCAACAGCAGGTTCGCAGACACCTCAGCAGAATCCAGCTCAACCGGCTCCGGTATTAAATAACCCGAACCAACCGATGACTCCTAAATCGAAATACGAGAAGGATTCTATTCAACACGACTACGAACAAGCGAAACCTCATCATAAGCTTATCGGGTTGGCTACTGGGGTTATGCCTTTAGATGATGAAACGGCTACGTATCTTAAAGGACTTATCGACACTGGCCAGATGGGCTTACTGGGTGAAGATGGCGGTGGCGTTGACTATAAACTTCCGAAAGCCCTTAATAATGAACTTGATCCTATAATTAGTGCTATCAATAGGGGAGATTACCACCTTGGTGACCAGTCTGCATTCCTGTACGCGAAAGATATGTTTGAAGGTACTCAATATGAAGCAAACTTCAAGGAATACGAAAAGAGCAGAGAAAGTTTCAAGGCTAAATACAAGGAAAAATCCGATGAAATGATGACTGAAGGTGTCAAAGGTATTGAGTCTTCCAGAAAACTTTTAGAAGCATTAAACGAAGTGGATAAAGACTGGATTGACCTTTCAGGTGAAGATTTCCTTGAGGAACTCCATATTAAGATAAGCAACCTTAAAGGTAAAAGTGATGCTGAGATTGATGAAGCTTGGGATAAGTATGGTATGGACGACCTTTTTGCACAAGGGCGTAACATCATGGATGATAACCATTCGACTATGGAAATCTTGGTGCGAGCTGGGATATCCAACGCAAACGCGTTTAGTACAGTCGAGAGTATGCTTACAGGTCCTGGGCAAACTAACATGGGTTCCATTAGACAGGCGTTGATTACTGGCTCACTAACAAAACGAGAAGTATTTGAACGTATGGATAAAGATATGGGTATGACGATAAGCTTGAGAGGTTCTTCACAACCTGTAGCTAAAAACCTTGCGAAGCGTTGGAATACAGGTTCAACTGGGTTATTACAACAAGCTCTTCATGAGCATGTGAACGGTCCTGTGACTAGTTTTTCAGGTAGCTCTCAGCCTATTCCATTCAAACAAAAAGAGTTCTTAAAAATGTGTGATGAAGCTCTTGCTGATTTGGCTCCTATGAAAACTCCAGAGGGTCAACACGTTGAGTACAATATTCAGGTAGCTCGTGGACTAGGTTACGCGTATAACTTTGGAAATATTAAACGGGTTAAACACACACCTGTACCTATGGACGACTTCCTAAGTGGGCGAAGCAATGAGAACATTATCAAAACCCACGTAGGGGCTGAACGTCAAAAGTCCGAAAAGTCTAAGCAGAACTATATTAACAAAGTGAAAGAGAAAACAAATGGTAACTTTGGTAAAATGCTTCGTGACGGGGTTGACCCAACGAAAGTTAAGTTCCCAGATGCAGCTGACATTAAAGAGAAAGTCAAGACAACTCTTATGAAAGTAGGGGCTGAAGAAACGGCTAAAGTTGCGGCAAACGTAGCTAAGTCTCATGACAGAGCCAACCATGGTTCGTTCAAAACGAAGGTTCACGGGGTTTACCGTGTTAAACGAATTTCCTCCGAAGAAAAATATCAGAAGATTAGCAAAGATATTGGTAATGAAGGGTTTTATTATCATGGAACGTCTTTTGATACAGCACAAAAGATTCTAGGTCAGACAGGCGGATTCAAAGTCTTCACAGCTGCTGACGGTAACAAAATTAAAGCCGGAAGTATGTTGGGTTACGGTATTTATCTTGCTAAGCAGTCTTCTAAATCGATGCAGTATGTCGGTAACGGATTCCGTGCTGGTAGTCGTGGTGTACTATTCGTTTGTAAAGCTTCGTTAGGTAACGTTGTTCAAACTAGTATGCGCGGTTGTTCAGCCAACCAACCAATTATGGCGCGTTCGACTACAGATACTGTATTTATGGATAAACCTCACGTTATCAACCCAGAGTGGGCTGTTAAACGAGCTGAGCAAGCTGTACCTAGACTTTGGATTGATGCAGAACGTGTCTGAGGAATCTAAAGGAGGATAAATTATGGGATTCATGGATAGAATTGTGGGCGCTTACAAAGCGCTCACTAAATCTCAAGAAGTTGGCCACATTCTAGGTGAACCATACGAAGGTCAAGTTGATATTCAAAAAAGTGAACCATCACGAGAAATGAAAGCCCTTATGGAAGATCCTATGGGAATGATTCAAGCGATGGGTTATAAAGATAGACAGTTTTCTTTGTCCTATGACATCTTACGTCGAATGGGTACGAAGGATGCTGTCATTTCTTCTATCATTACGACACGTGTAAATCAGGTGTCTTCTTTTACTGCACCGGCTCGCTTTAGTAAAGACGGGCTTGGGTTTGAAATTCGATTACGTGACACAAACGAAACGCCCTCGAAGCAAGACCAAGAAACGATGGTTGCTATTGAGACGTTTCTGGAAAATACGGGCTTTGATAACGATAATGACCGCGATGACTTTGATACGTTCATTCGTAAAATCGTGCGTGACCGACTTATCTATGACCAAGTTTGTTTCGAGATTGTGCCTGACCGAGTAGGTAGACCGGCTGAGATGTACGCGGTTGATGCTTCGACTATTCGACTAGCTTCAGAGAATTTACAGGAAGACAACCCACAAAGCCTTGGGCTGAAAAAGAATGAAATGGTTAAGTACGTTCAGGTTATTGATGGACGCTTACGAGCTTTCTTTACAGCAGACGAAATGGCTTTTGGTACGGCTAACCCTCGAACAGATATGTATATCTCTGGGTACGGCTTCTCAGAGCTTGAAATGCTTATTCACCAAGTAACGTCTCACTTATGGGCAGAAGAATACAACAGCCGTTTCTTCTCACAAGGTGGTACAACGAAAGGTATCTTGAACTTTAAGGGTACGTCTAACGCACCTATTAGCCCACAGCAACTTGATTCATTTAAACGTCAGTGGTTATCACAAGTATCCGGTATGACTGGAGCTTGGAAAACACCTGTTGTTTCAGTAGACGGTCTTGAGTACATTAACGTTTCCCAGTCTAACCGCGAAATGGAATTTGAGAAATGGATGAACTACTTGATTAACGTAGCTTGTGCTGTTTATCAGATTGATCCGGCTGAGATTAACTTCCCTAACCGTGGTGGCGCTGGAAACTCTGGTGGTGGTGGTTTAGGCAACGGTGGGATTGAAGACCGTGTTGAACACTCAAAGGATAAAGGCTTACGCCCCTTACTACGTTACATCGAAGCGTTAATCAATAAGAACATCGTTTCCAAGTTTGACCAACGTTACGTGTTTGCTTTCTCTGGTCTTGACACGAAGTCTGAGAAAGAAGTTGTAGAGCTTGACGAGAAACGTGTTAAGGTTTATAAGACCGTGAACGAAATCCGTAAAGAGCAAGGGCTTCCAAAGCTAGAAGGTGGCGACATCATTCTTGATTCTAACTATATCCAATACTTAAATAATCAAGCCCAACAAGAACAGCAAGAGAAAATGATGGCTCAACAGGGAGCGCAGGGCGATGATGGCCAAGGGTTTGGAGGAAAAGATGTCTCGGATGATAAAGACGACTCCAAAGATGACTCCGATGATGGCTTTGATTGGGATGACGACGAAGATGACGATGAAAAAGAGGATACAAAGAAATCTATCAGCTCAGAGAAACTGACTGAGAACGTCAAGTTCCTAACGATAGAATGGGATGACTAACAAAATAAAATAGTTTGTTGGTCTTCCGTATATTGTATGTGTCTAACCTATAACGCTTCACTGTAAGGTGGTGAGAAAAATGAGCGGAGAATTATTTAAGTTCTTTCTTGAAGCCGATGTAATCAAGTCAGAAGCGGAAGAGGGTAAACGCATTATTCGTGGTTATGCTTCTACGCCAGCCGATGATAGACAAGGTGAAAGCTTAGTCCAAAAGGGCTTAGACATTTCAGACTTCGTAACGCATGGCTGGTTAAACTACGACCATAATAATGAGATTATTCTTGGTTATCCAACTGGTAACACGCATATTGATGACAAAGGTTTATGGGTTGAAGGCGAGCTTTTAAAGGGTGTGCCACAAGCCGACAAACTTTGGGATTTAGCGTTAGCCCTTAAAAAGTCGGATGCTCCTCGAAAACTAGGTTTCTCTGTAGAAGGCAAGGTGCTGGAACGCAAAGGCAATTCTATCTTGAAAGCCAAGATTTATAACTGCGCGTTAACACCAAACCCTGTTAATACAGAAGCAACTTGGGAAGCTGTCGTAAAATCATTCAGACCAGATTCTGATATTGATATTGCGAAAGGGCTAGAAGCTGGTTATGCCACAACTCCAGAAACACAAACTAATGGCGGTGCTTTACGCAAAGAAAGCTTAGAAAGCAGTATCAAGAATTTAGCCGATAACTTGCATGACTCTTCTAAATGGCAAGAGGTTCGTAGAAACCTCGCTAATGGAGGAAGTGTGAGTAAATCCGAAATGCTTGTGTATTTACAGCTTTCCAAAGGTTTCTCACGTGACCAAGCTCTTAGTATTTTGGATAAATATTAATGGAGGTGCAAGAAATGACATTTGAAGAAAAATTAGCAAAGTCACTAGAAGAAATTGACGCGTTAGCAGATTCAATTCTTTCTAAGTCTGACGAGCCTGAAAAAGTCGAAGAAGAAGACAAAGTTCAAAAAGGTGTAGCACCTGATGAAATCTCTTCTGACTCTGACGACGCTGGTAAAAAAGAAGGCGACGACGATGAGGACGACAAAGAAGGCGACGATGACAAGAAAGATGATGACAAAGGCGATGACGCTAAAAAGTCAATCACTGATGAATTTACTGGTAGCGAAGCTATCTCAAAAGCTATGGACGTTTCAGACTTCCTTGCTGAGTTCACTCGTGTAAACGGTGACGTTTTAGATAACTTACGCGAAGACATTCATAAATCTCTTGAAACTTCTACTCATACTGCGACTATCCTTGCGAAGTCTTTTGGTGCGATTATGAAGTCTCACGAGGGCTTAGAAGGTTTAGTAAAATCTCAATCAGCTCAATTAGCAGACCAAGCAGAGCTTATTAAGTCTCTACAAGGGCGCGTTGAACACGTTGAGAAGCAACCTACAGTCCGTAAATCAGTTATTAATACTATGGAAAAATCTTTTGACCATAGCGCTGGTATTACGTCTGAGGCAGAGCCTAAACAAGAAAAGTTAAGCAAAGGTGAGATTGCTGAAAAGTTATCTAACTTCGCTTTATCTGGTGAACATGGTGTCGTAATTAAAGACGTTATTGACTTTGAGTCTAACGGTTTCTTACGCCCTGAAGTTAAAAGTTTATTAGAACAATAATTTAATCGGAGGTGCTTGACATGGAATTTGAAAACGGATTTGGAATGGGATCTGGTCAACAGGTTTCTGACCTTAACAAAGCATTATCAGCTGGCTACGCTACATCACCTGATACACAGACGAATGGTGGCGCGTTCCGTGTTGAATCATTAGAAAGTTCTTTAAAAGTATTAACGTACTCTGACCAACATATTAAGTTTTGGAAGAAAATTCCAAAGAGCAAAGCTACAAATACTGTTGAAGAGTACAACCAATTAATCAGCTACGGTTCTGAAGGCGGTGGCTTCTTAACTGAAGGCGAATTACCAGATACTCAAGATTCTACTTACCAACGTAAAGCTAGCTTCGTTAAATTCATGGGTGTTACTCGTGAAGTAACGCATCCTATGACTTTAGTGAACTCAGCTCACGGTGACGTAGTTTCTCGTATGAACCAAGACGGTATCCTTTGGATGCTTAAGAAAATTGAAAATGGTTTATTCTGGGGTGACTCGAAGTTAGGTGCTGGCGGTACAGAATACGTAGAATTTGATGGCTTGGATAAATTAATCCACCCAGAAAATACTATCGACCTAGCTGGTAAACATTTAGAAGAGAAACACGTTAACTGGGGTTCTCAAATGATCCTAGAAAACTATGGTATCGCAACTGACTTGTTCTTACCATACGAAGTATTTGCTCAATTCCAACAAGAGTTCTTCCCTAAAGAGCGTGTTATCATGCCTACTACTGGTGGAACTAAGGCTGGGGTTGTAGTTGACCAATTCCAATCTCATGGTGGTCCGATTAACTTCGATCCTAACTTATTCTTGAAGAAAACGAAAGAGCTTCCAACCCAAGCTACTTCACCAAAAGCTCCTGCTGCTCCTTCTGAAGTAACAGCTGCAATTGGTACATTAGCTGACGCTGAGTTCGCTAAGTCTGGTGCTGGTGTTTACACTTACTACGTAACAGCTGCGAACAAACACGGTGAGTCTACTCCTGTAAAAGTTACAGCTCCTGTAACTATCACTGGTGCTGACTTAGTTAAAGGTATTACATTAACAGTTAAGAATGCTGCTGCAACAGTATACCCTGTTGATTACCTTACTATCTATCGTACTGAAGCTGACCAAGCTCAAGCTTACCAAATCGCTCGTGTTGCTGTAACTAGTGCAGCTGCAAATGCGGCAACAGTAGTAACTGACCGCAATGACACTATGCCTAATACGTATACTGCGTTCATGGGTGAAATGTCAGAGCAGATCCTAGCGTTCAAACAGTTGACTCCGATGTTAAAAATGGACTTAGCTACGCTTGCTCCATCTTACCGTTGGATGATCCTAATGTATGGGATGCCCGTACTTTATGCACCTAAAAAGTTCTTGCGATTCAAAAATATCAAAGCTGAGCTTTACAACGAGCCACGCTTCTAATATAGATAAACCACTAAAGAGGGGTGTTGGGGGAGAGTTCCCTGA